TTAGGCGTAGTTGAATCGAGACAGGATCCACTGAAACTCGGTCGAGTTCAGGTTCGTGTCTTTGGCGTACACTCAGAATCATTATCGGAAGTTCCAACGTCGGCGCTGCCATGGGCTACCTCAATCGGAACATCGGCTGCTCTATCGGGTAAGGGCGTTTCTTCTGCGAAGTTTCTAGAAGGTACGATGGTGCATGTATTCTTCTCAGACGGTGAATCTAAACAACAACCAGTCATTCTAGGATCGATTCCCGGCATACCACTCGGTAAGTCTCCTTTTGGCGACACTGGAACCTCGATTTCCGAATCAATTGAAGAACTAGACGTACAGCAAATTTCGCCGATTAAGTCAACGGTTTCGCCTACAGCCAACGGCACGCTACTGGATTCATCAGGTAAAGCGGTAACAGATGCGTCTGGAGGGCCAATTCGGACTGATAGTACAAATTCTCGTCAGAAACTGAAGGATGCGCTCGGCAAGAAAGAATCTTCCAACAACTATAAAGCAGTCAATCGTCTGAATTATCTCGGTAAGTATCAGATGGGTGCGGCGATGCTGACAGATCTTGGCTATGTCAAGAAAGGTACCAGCAATTCGGGCTTGAATAATCCCGACAATTGGACAGGAAAAGATGGAATGTCATCGAAAGACGACTTCCTGAGTAGCCCTACCGTTCAAGAATCTGCTATGGATGCCGAACTTGATATGAACGAGAAGCGTCTGACTAAGATGGGCGTGATAGACGATTCGACTACCGAGCAAGAAAAGTCTGGCTATCTTTCAACTTCCCATCTTCTCGGCACGGGTGGTGCACGATCAATGAAGAACGGCATCGTCAAGAAAGATGCCAATGGAGTTACTGGAAACGAGTATTACAATCTTGGCTATTCTGCAGTCGCTGGATCTACCCCGAAAGTAGCACCAGACAAGACAACAGCGGATAACCCTGCCCGCGAAGAATCTACAGATTCAACGGTCGGTTCTACGAGCCGCGGGCAGGTCGTGTCATCCGTCTATCGCAATCTCGGCTTTGCCGATCCAAGTGGTAAATATCCTCTCTACGTGAGAGAACAAGATACAAATCGTCTCGCGCGTGGGCAAAGTATCGATAAGACAATTGTTCCACTCAAGGAAGAAACGCTAGACCGAAATGTACCTATCGCTAATGGACAGGGATCTTGGTCACAGTCGCCAAATCCCTACAATGCCAAGTATCCGTTCAATGAAGTTCATGAGTCGGAAGCAGGTCATATTCTAGAAATTGACGACACGCCAAATAATGAGCGGATCCACGTCTATCATTGTGCTGGATCCTTTGTAGAAATCGACCGAAACGGCACGATGGTTCGTAAAATCGTCGGCGACAACTATGAGATTCTCGAAAGAAATGGCTTCGTCCACATCAAAGGCGCTGTTTCTATTACGGTAGATGGCAATGCGAATATTTCTGTCGGCAATAACTGCGAGCTTCAGGTCAATGGAGCGATGAACGCATCTATAGGAGGTGACGCTAATTGGGCAGTCGGTGGGAACTGGAAAGTCAAAGCTGGCGGCAATTTCGACATCTCTGCATCGGGACTTGTGGCTATGGATGGATCCGAAATTCATCTGAATTCTGATAAATCGAGCGCCGATTCTCTGACTAATCATGCTTCTGCAAGTACAGGATCTCCTGCGCTGGATCCATTAGCACTCGAGCCTAGAAATTTCGAGGATCTGACAGCCTTCGAGGAAGATGATCTATCCGATGCCGATAGCCAAACTCGTCAGAAACAACTTCAGGATCAAGGTCTGACCGATCTGAATCACGAGAAACCAATAATTGCAGAAGATAGCACTTCTGTGGAACCTTCGCAAGGTCAAGAACTTCAGGTAGAATGCGGTATGTTTACTCCCGGTCAAATAAATATCAATGAGTTTGTCTCTCCAAACTTCAGATTATCCGATCTTACTCTGGGTCGACAGATTACAGACCAAGCCGGTCTGAAAGATACCGAACTTGCCTGTAACCTGAAAGCGTTGGCAGTTAATGTTCTGGAGCCAATCAAGACGCTGTATCCAAATATGTTCATTACGTCTGGCCTCCGCGCTCCGGGTAAGAATCCATCTTCCCAGCATCCACTCGGGAAGGCTGCAGATCTTCAGTTCCGTGGGGTTGCTTCTTCAGCGTATCTCGAAATTGCCAAGACTATCGCAAATCTTGGCTTGACAGATCAACTCATTCTCGAATATAGATCCGACAAGAGAAATAGCAGTGGAGAGCCTACCACTTGGATTCACGTTTCATATTCATACGGCGCAAATCGTAAGCAGACATTCACGATGAATAATGACAAACGAATTTCTAACTTCGGCGAACTGAAAGTAGTATCATGAGCACGACCCTTCTGGTTTCATCTAGAGATTATATTGATCTTGATTTTCTGTTCTCGAAGCACCCTTCGACAAATAATGTCACGATCAAGAGAAATGTCAATTCTGTCAAGCAGTCGGTCCTCCATCTGATGCAGCTAAAGTCGGGCGACAAACCATTTCATCCAGAAATTAAGTCGCCTATCTATGAATATCTCTTCGAGAACTTCACCAATGTAACCCAGGTTGTTCTAGAGTCGGAAATTCAGAAATATTTGAATACATACGAGCCGAGACTTGAAGTTCTATCGGTCGAAATTTCATATCCGGATCCAAATACCATCAACTGCGCGATTACGGGCACGATTATCAATCTACTGCTTCCATTCACTATAAATGTGCTTGTGAACAGAATTCGTTAAATAGTATTAAAGAAAACTATGGCAACATCTACAAGACCCGTAACATCGCTCGACTTCGATGCTCTAAAAGCAGATATTATTGCTTTCATTAAGACTAATCCGACATTTTCGGATTACGCTTTTGAAGGATCTGCACTGAATGCAATCGCAGATATTCTGGCTTATAATGCCCACAATAATGCGTATTATGCCAATATGCTCCATTCTGAAGGCTTTCTTGATACAGCCCAGAAAAGAGCTTCAGTCGTGTCGCGAGCGAAAGAACTTGGCTATACGCCAAAATCTGTTACCGGCGCTACGGCATATGTAGATATCAATATTGCGAATTCTGGATCTTCTCAGATCATCCTGTCGAGAGGTACAGCTTTCACATCTTCGAATGATTCTGGCTCATATACATTCCTTGCAGCCGCCGATTATTCGGCAACTCCAGTAGCAGGATCTACGACTTATTCTGCATCTATTCCGGGCGTCAAGCTCGTCAATGGAGTATATCTATCCAATTATTTCCGTGTGGATACTACGGCAAATCTGCGCTCGCTATTCACGATTCCGAATAAGAACGTTGACATCTCCACACTGAGAGTTTTTGTCGCTGATTCTGATTCTTCTCTCGAGAAGGTAGAATACAAGAAAGTAGATAATCTATTCGAGTCCCTGCCTACTTCGCTGTCATATTTCATTCAGGAATCATATGATGGATATTTCCAAATCTATTTTGGAGAGAATGTTCTGGGTAAACAACCAGTCAACGACAATATTATCTATGTAGATTATTTTGCCGTGTCTGATATTGGTTCAGCTAATGAATGTCGTCTATTCGGCTTTGATGGAGTTATTGGCGGAACATCTTCGCTCGTGACGATTAATACCACTCAGGTTTCATTCGGTGGATCCGACAAGGAAGATATTAATTCAATCAGGACAAATGCGAAGAAATCTAATTCTGCCAAGAACAGATCAGTTACGGCTTCTGATTACGAGTTGATCCTGACTGAACAGTTCCCATTCATCAAAGCTGCGTCTGTCTGGGGTGGAGAAGATAATCAGCCACCGATCTACGGCAAGATTTTTGCGTCTATTCAACCAGTCGCTGGTTATACACTGTCGGATTCCGTCAAGCAGAATCGGATCATGCCAGAACTTCGCAAGATGTCGATGATGACGATCACGCCAGTTATTGTCGATCCTTCTTATCTAGGACTAGAACTCGTCACGACTCTCAAATTCAATCCGTCAAAAACTGTCAACTCTCTGAGTGTTGTAGAAGGTGCAGTTCTTTCCACGATTGCCGATTATGTTTCAAATATTTCGAAATTCAATACGGACCTTCTGCATTCAAATCTTGTATCGTCTGTTATCTCTGTGGATCCGGGTATCGTATCTGCTTCGATAGAAAAATCTGTCTCGTTCAGAATTGCGCCACTGCTCAATATTGCAACGACTCATACCAAATACTTGAATAATAGCGTGAAGTCAGGATCTGTTAAGTCGACAAAATTCAATTTTTTCCATGATTCTGCGAGCCGTGAGGTTTCTATTCGAGAAATCTCTGGCGATTTTACGACTTCGATCTCGTCGAACGGAACCGTAAATATCATTCAACGTCTGGGTCTATTTTCGGATGCAGGTGAATTGTTGGTTGATATTGGCTTCGTGAATCTCGGGACTGGTTATTTTGAATTCTCATTCGGACTATATTCGTATCTCACGACAAACCGATTCATTCAAATCAATGCTACGCTCGATGTTCAGGATCTTTCAACTACGAGAAATCAGATCCTGACTCTGAATTCTACTCTGGAAGATTCAATCATTGGTCTCGTTTCTAATAACCAGATCAAATCAGAACTATATATTAAATGAAGACAATTTCTACATTAATTCCGGGTCAAATACCTGAGCATCTCAGAACAGATGCTCCGATTTTTGTAGACTTTCTTAAGACATATTACCAATATGCCGAGCAGCTAGATTCTGGTCTGGGAGTTATTCAAAATTTCTCGGAAGAATCAGATATTGATCTCTGCCAAGAGAAATATATTGATGATTTCTATGCTACATACGGCAATCGTATCCCTTCAGATCTGGCGATGGATCGGAGAAATTTCCTCAAGCTCCTGAGAACGATCTATGAAGCCAAGGGAACCGAAAAAGCAATAAAACTCCTGTTTCTGGCTGTCTTCAATGATACAATTGAAGTGAGCTATCCGGGGAATTTTGTCCTTCGAGCGTCTGATGGTCGCTGGTCACGCGAACAATTTGTTACACTTACCACAATCTTCGGAACACCTCCGGCCGCGGGAGATCAGCTCTCGTTCTCTAATGCGACTGGAAGCTATGTCTTTGAAGCACTCAGAGTCGAAAATGTTGGTACCGGCCTGACTCGAATTTTCTTCCAGACGTATTCGAAGATGCAGTTCGATGACGCTCAACGAGTTCAGTTCTTTAATTCGGCTGGTGTGCTACAATATGTCGGCGATCTGGTCTTGTCACCAGCTTCATTCACGATTCTGAATCCGGGAGCCGATTGGCTCGTCGGTCAAGTCGTGATCATTCCCGGTTCACAATCGGATACAATCTGTCGTGTTACTTCTATTAATTCCACTGGTGGAGTCACTGGTCTGGAAGTTATTGAGTATGGACACGCACATGATCTGGGTCAGATCACGACAATCTCTCCGTATCCGAATAAGCCAGAAACTTCTGGTATCTCTGTTTCTTCCGTCCTTACATCTATTTCGCCAGATGTTTATACTCACACACTGAATATTGACGACTCCATTGATGGTATTTCTGAAGAAATCGTCGGTATTTCGGATGGTATCAGTTCTGAATCCTATATGGCAGAAGATTATTGGGTCCGCGGCTACGGTGGCTGGATAGCTTTTGCACAATCGAATCTGATTGTTTCTAATCCGACTGCAGCAATCGACACAGGTCTGACGCTCGAACAGTGGCTCGCATCCCGAATGACGATCATCTTCGAATTCAGCAAAGTCGTGACCGCTCGCGGCTTCTTCAAGACTGAGGATGGACAATTATCTAATCAATCGATTCGACTTCAAGACAATTATTTCTATCAGCCGTTCTCTTACCTGATAGATACTCACCAAGATATTCGTTCTTATCAGGAAATGATGCAGATTATTCACCCAGCAGGAACAAAACGTTTCTCGAATCTGATTCTAGATGCCGATATTTCTGTCGTTTCTACGATTGAGCGCAATATCGCATCACAAGTTGGTGGCTGGATCGATCCTGTCTAAATGGTTAAATAATATATGATTAAAGATACCCTAAAAATTACCGGCGAAGTACAATTCCTGCTATATGATGAAGCCGGAATTCTGAAGGAAACTCGCTCACATAATATGATTGTTGGTGGAGGGAAGAATCTGGTTGCATCTCGTCTGTCTTCAAATACAGAATCAGTCGTGACCCATATCGGCGTCGGATCTTTGGCGACTGCAGTTTCAGCTTCAGACACAGCACTTGCAGCACAAATCGTTAGAAGTATCCTGACAACTGCTGGCGGTACTCTTCTGGCAAATACAGTGACTTTTTCGACATCAATGGGTCCCGGCGTAGGTACTGGCTCGATTGTCGAAGCTGGTCTGTTCAACGCTTCTTCTGGTGGAACTCTATTCGCAAGAACGACTTTTGCCGCAATTTCAAAATCTGCTCTTGATACGCTCGTTATCAATTGGAAAATCACAGTCAACTAAGCAATGCCTAATATTTCACTTCGTCAAGAATTCCACTCGGAAATTGCTACTTCGATCCTGACTGATATTCAGTATCAGCGATCAAACTATTACTTTTTCTTGGGTAAGATCGAGCCTTGGGTTCCGAGTGATGTTGCTTCCTCTACCCCACAGACCAATTCAGAACTCGAAAATACGACTATCAGAACGAATGCACTATTCGTCAAGAAAGTAACTCCGAATGACGCTTCTATTGTAACGACACGTCATACTTGGACGAGCAGCGTCTATGAAGCTTGGGATCATACCAAAGATATGACAGGTAAGACTTTTTATTGCGTGAATTCTGCATATAATGTCTACAAGTGTCTGGATAATGCTGGTGGAGCAGTTTCGACTGAAGAACCTACTTCGACCACTTTCGGCACATTCAAAACTTCTGATGGCTATACATGGAAGTTCATGTATGCTATTCCTGACTTCAAGCGTGCGAGGTTCATGACTTCGACTTACATGCCAGTTCAGAAAGCACTATCGGATTCCTTCTATAATAAGGGCTCGATTACGTCAGTTGCCGTGTCGAACTCAGGGTCGGGCTACTCAGATTCTCTCTTGACGTATATTACGATTGCCGGAACTACTACGGGTTCGGGTGCGGTCGCTACTATCGTTGCTTCACCTTCTACTGGTGCGATTACATCGATTAGTCTGACTAACGGTGGATCTGGCTATACCGCCGGAGTTAAAGTCGCTGTCGTTTCTTCTGGCGGTGGTGCAATTCTTGTACCTGTTATCTCTGGCGGCGTCATTACTG